CTATTTAGTCAAGTTATAAATAATTCTGTGTCTTTCGTGCGGCACACTCTACATTCGGAACTACCATACAGGTACGGTTTTTACACCGTACCTTTTTTGTTAATTTTTAATAAATAAATTCGATGGAGGATTTGGTTAGTAATAACCCCTTCATCGCAAAAGGTTGCCTTCGGGGACCACAAAACACAAACTCGCTTTAAAGGAGCTACAATAATGACGGGACTTAGAAAGTTCACGGCAAAGGATCTTAATGCCGTAGTAGATGCTGTTGAAAGATACAGTGTTGGTTTAGATGACATCGTATACAGACTACATTCATATGGAATGGGTTCTGTCAACGAAGCGTATCCACCATATAACCTTGTCAAAGAATCTGAGGTTAAGTGGAGGATCGAAATGGCACTTGCTGGCTGGAGTAAAGAAGAGATTGAAGTCTCTACTGAGACTAATGTTCTCCTAGTCAGGTCCAAGTCAGCGAAGAGTAAAGGAGAAGAAGAGTACATGCACCGTGGGGTTGCAACTCGCACCTTCGCTAGAGGTTTCAATTTAGCTGATGATGTAGAAATTGATGGAGTTGAATTTACTAATGGTATGTTGATTATCAATCTACGAAAGATTGTTCCAGATCATCAGAAGTTAAAAGTTTATGACATTGAATAAATAGTTTATATCGTCGCCGCATAAGAGGGGCAACTGGCACAATCCAGTTGACGCCCCTCTTTTTTTATGTTATGGTGGATGAAACCAGGAGTAACCTATGAACTTGCATGTAATTGAATTAATCAATAATTCGTTTATTATCGCTGATGTCGAAGACTTGGATGAAGAACCATCTTGTTATTTAAAAAACTGTAGAGAAATTCTAGATGATGGTGAGATCACATTACGAAAATGGCCTAGGTATACTGATGAGGTAGATACTCTAATTCATTCAAATAGGATTGTAACAATATCTGAACCCTCTGAAGAAATCACTGCACTTTACAAAAAATCTATTAATTCATGAATTTTTACACCAACGTTCAACTTGTAGGAGACCAAGTTCTTTATCGTGGCTACGAGAACGGTGAACGTGTGATGTATCGGGATAGTTTTTCTCCCGAGCTTTTTGTTCCATCTCAAAAACAAACTAACTATAAAACTCTTGATGACACTTATGTAAAACCAATTCAGTTTGGTGGTGCTAAGGAAGCAAGAGACTTCATCAAGAAGTATTCTGATGTGGATAACTTTGAGGTGTATGGATATGAGAGATTTTTGTATCAATACATTGCTCAAAAATTTCCACAGGACGAAATCAAGTTTGATATGTCGAACATGGAAATTATCACTCTTGACATTGAGGTTGAGTGTGAGAATGGTTTCCCTGATGTAGAATCAGCTTCTGAATCTATTCTGTGTTTAACCATCAAGAATCTCAACACAAAGAAACTTATTGTTTGGGGAACTCGCGAATTTAATAATACTCGTGATGATGTTGAGTTTGTATATTGTTATGATGAGAAAGATCTGCTACATAAGTTTTTGACTTATTGGATTGAAAATACTCCTGATATTGTGACTGGTTGGAATGTTTATCTGTATGATATTCCATACATCTGTCGTCGCATTGAACGTGTGTTTACCGAAAAACACATGCGTTCCTTGTCACCATGGAACCTGATAAACTATCGTGAGTTTGTTGTTCAGGGACGTAAACAAATTGCTTATGATCTTGGTGGTGTTTCTTGTCTAGATTATCTGGATCTGTATAAGAAGTTCACTTATACAAACCAGGAGTCCTATCGACTGGACCATATTGCCCACGTTGAATTGGGTCAGAACAAACTAGATCACAGTGAGTTTGAAAACTTCAAAGCGTTCTATACTAACAACTGGCAGAAGTTTGTAGAATACAACATCATTGACGTGGAACTTGTTGACCGCATGGAAGACAAGATGAAACTGATTGAGTTGTGTCTGACTATGGCATATGACGCAAAACAAAACTATGAAGACGTATACTCTCAGGTTAAGACCTGGGACAATATCATCTACAATTATCTCAAGAAACAAAATATTGTTGTTCCACCTAAAATCATCCATAGGAAGGACGCAGCATATGCTGGTGCATATGTGAAAGAACCTATTCCAGGGAGGTATGATTGGGTTGTCTCTTTTGACCTCAACTCGCTATACCCTCACCTTATTATGCAGTACAACATCTCACCAGAAACTTTGGTTGAAGAAAAACATCCAAGTGTCACGGTAGATAAGATTCTGACACAACCAGTTATGTATGATGAGAAGTATGCTCTTTGTGCAAATGGTGCTCAGTATCGTAAGGATTTCCAGGGTTTCCTTCCGAAACTCATGCAGAAGATGTACAATGATCGTGTGATCTTCAAGAAGAAAATGCTTGAAGCAAAACAACAGTATGAGAAGACTCCTACTATTGAATTGACAAAGGAGATTGCACGTTGCAACAACATCCAGATGGCAAAGAAGATCTCTTTGAACTCTGCTTATGGTGCGATTGGTAACGAATATTTTCGCTATTTCCGAATTGCGAATGCAGAGGCAATCACTTTGTCTGGTCAGGTTTCTATCCGTTGGATTGAAAACCGTATGAATAATTACCTAAATAAACTGTTAAAAACAGAGGATGTCGATTATGTCATTGCTTCTGATACCGATAGTATCTATCTTAATATGGGTCCTGTTGTCGAAACTATATACGCCGGGAGAAAGGCGTCTAATGAAAAGATTGTTGATTTCCTTGACAAAATCTGTCAGATGGAACTTGAAAAGTATATTGAGAGTTCTTACCAAGCGTTGGCCCAGAAAGTAAACGCTTATGATCAAAAGATGCAGATGAAACGGGAGAACATTGCCGACCGTGGAATCTGGACTGCTAAGAAAAGATATATCCTAAATGTATGGGACAGTGAAGGTGTTCGATATGAAAAACCAAAACTGAAAATCATGGGTCTGGAAACCGCAAGGTCTTCGACTCCATCTTTCTTCAGAGATAAACTCAAGAAAGCTTTTACAATCATCATCAATAATACTAATGATGATCTGATTAACTTTATTGAGTCTGTCAGGAAAGATACAAGGGAACAAGAAGTTGAAAATATTTCTTTCCCCCGTGGTTGTAATGGAATTGATAAGTATAGAAGTTCTTCGGACTTGTACAAGAAGGGTACACCGATTCAGGTCCGTGGTGCTATTCTATATAATCATCACATCAAAAAGAATAAACTACAGTCTAAGTATCCAATGATTCAGGAAGGTGAAAAAATTAAATTCATCTATCTGAAATCACCAAACCCAATTGGAGAAGATGTTATTGCTTACTTCCAAACTCTTCCTAAGGAACTTAAACTAGATAAGTATGTTGATTATGACATGCAATTTACAAAGAGTTTTCTCGAACCACTAAAGAAAGTTGTTGAGATTATTGGGTGGCAAGTAGAGAAAAGAGGAACACTTGAATCTTTCTTCTCTTGATGGTATAATTTTAAAAACGGAGTATCTATGAGTTTTATTAAATCTGTAATTCCTGATCTGGAAAATGAATTTGCTTCTGTTGTTGAGGACGGTGTTGCTAGCGGTGATTGCGATATTTTTATTGACACTGGCAGCTACATCTTCAACGCTTTATTGAGTGGTAGTATCTATGGTGGACTTCCTTCAAATAAGATCACTGCTCTTGCTGGAGAATCAAGCACGGGTAAAACATTTTTCGCACTGTCAATGGTGCGATATTTTCTGGAACAGAATCCGACTGGTGAAGTAATTTACTTTGAGTCAGAGTCTGCTATCACAAAGAAAATGATGAAAGAAAGGAACATCGATACTTCTCGTATCGGTCTGGTTCCTGTTACTACAGTCCAGGAGTTTCGTACACAGTCAATTAAGGTTGTGGATGAATACATGAAAGTCAAGAAGGCAGATCGTCCACCACTGATGTTTGTGTTGGATAGTCTTGGTATGCTTTCTACATCTAAAGAAGTCCAGGATGCTACTGATGGCAAAGAGACCCGTGACATGACCCGTGCTCAGGTCATCAAGTCTATCTTCAGGATCCTGTCCCTCAAGCTAGGGACCGCAGGCATCCCTCTGATCGTCACGAATCACACCTATGACGTGGTGGGGTCCTATGTCCCCATGAAGGAGATGGGAGGGGGTTCTGGACTCAAGTACGCCGCTTCTACGATCATCTTCCTGTCCAAGTCCAAGGAGAAGGACGGTACAGAGGTTGTTGGTAACATCGTAAAGTGTAGAGCATATAAGTCTCGATTCACCAAAGAGAATTCTCTTGTGGAAACTCGATTGTTTTATGATAAACGTGGTCTTGATAAGTATTACGGTCTGTTGGAACTGGGTGAGAAATATGGTGTATTCACTAAGTCTGGTGGACGTTATGAGATCAATGGTGTAAAAACGTATGCTAAGACTATTCTTGCAGATCCAGAAAAGTATTTTACCCCAGAGATTATGCAGGCCCTTGACGATTGTGCTTCTAAGGAGTATAGTTATGGTTCCTTTGATGGTGATGTGGAATGATTGACAAGCTCGAATACAAAATTCTTTCCAATCTAATCTTCGATGAAGACTATGTGCGGAAAGTGATTCCTTTCATCAAGGAGGATTATTTTGATAATCTCTCCGAAAGGGTTGTATTTTCGGAGATCAATAACTACGTCACCAATTATGATAATCTACCTACTAAATCTGTAATCGGCATTCAGATCGAGAACAGGAATGACTTGTCCGATGAAATCTTCAAACAATCATTTGAAGTTATCAACAATCTGACTGAGGAGAAGGTAGATTATTCTTGGTTGATTGATACTACTGAGAAGTGGTGTAAAGAACGTGCAGTGTATCTTGCACTCATGGAATCAATCAAGGTTGCAGATGGTAAGGACAAGACCAAGAGTCGTGATGCAATTCCTAGTATTCTTTCTGAAGCTCTAAGTGTATCTTTTGACGATCATGTTGGACATGATTACTTCAATGATGCAGATGCTCGATATGATTTCTATCATCGTAAAGAGGATAAGATTGAGTTTGATCTGGATATGTTCAACAAAATCACCAAAGGTGGTCTTCCCCGTAAGACATTGAATATTGCTCTTGCAGGAACTGGTGTTGGTAAATCTTTGTTTATGTGTCATCAGGCTGCATCATGTTTGTTGCAGGGACAGAATGTTTTGTATATCACTTTGGAGATGGCGGAAGAAAGAATTGCAGAACGTATTGATGCAAATCTTTTCAATATGGACATCAAAACTTTGGTGGATCTACCAAAACCAATGTATGATACGAAGGTTCACAAGTTGGTGAACAAAACTCGTGGACGGTTGATTATCAAAGAGTATCCTACTGCTAGTGCTCATGCAGGACATTTTAAAAGTCTTCTGAATGAGTTGTCTCTGAAGAAAGGTTTCTCGCCTGATATTATCTTTATTGACTATCTGAATATCTGTTCATCTAGTCGATTCAAAGGTACGATTGTCAACTCGTATACATTTGTCAAAGCAATTGCAGAAGAACTCAGGGGTCTTGCTGTGGAATATGATGTTCCAATTGTGTCTGCAACACAAACAACCAGGACTGGTTATGGTTCTTCTGATGTCGAATTGACAGACACCAGTGAATCATTTGGTCTACCTGCAACTGCAGACTTTATGTTTGCATTGATCTCCACTGAGGAGTTGGAGGAGATGAATCAGATCATGGTGAAACAACTTAAGAATCGCTACAACGATCCGACAATGAACAAGAGGTTTGTGGTTGGTATTGACAGAGCGAAGATGAAGTTGTATAATTTGGAGGACAGTGCTCAAATGAACATTGTTGACTCTGGTCAGGAAGAAGATGATTATTCTGACCGCTTAGATAAAAAGTTCCGTAGTTTTGATGGTTTCAAAGTATGAGTAAAGTTGTTGACCTTTTCGATACCGACACTGGTGATAAACTGGATGGTGTTCCTGTTGCAGCACCAGAAGTCAAAGTAGATTATGATCGTTACTTTAATTTTGTCAATGAGGTGACTTCTGATGCATCTCGTTATACTGATAGTTTCATTGAACGTATTGGTGAACTTCAAGAACAGGGTGTTGATATTCAACGTCTTCTGACTGCTGCTGTTGGTGTCACCGCTGAAGGTGGTGAGTTCACTGAGATTGTCAAGAAGATTTGTTTCCAAGGTAAACCTTATAACGAAGCAAATCGTGAACATATGATTGTTGAACTTGGAGATGTCATGTGGTATGTTGCTCAAGCATGTATCGCGCTTGGAGTTTCTCTCGATGACATTGTTATCCGAAATGTCAACAAACTTTCTGCACGATATCCAGAAGGTGCATTTGAAGTGTTCCGATCTGAGAATCGACGGGAAGGAGACATCTGAAGAAATAAATAGAGGGGAAGTACTCCCCTCTTTTTTAATGGCATTAGAACCTTCTGAAGTTATGACAGCGGGAGCGCTGTTTTTTACAAATAGTCAACTAGATAAAGCTTTAGAAAGCACTGATGCTTTGGGTCAGTTTATTGAAGAAGCTAAAAAGAAAGTAGAAAAACATGTAGAATTTGGTAGCAGTAGAAATGAATTCTTATCTTTTATGAATGTCTCTCCTGCAATGATGAAGGAGATGGTATATGGTATTTCTGCTGCTAAGGGTGTTAAAAAGTGGGTTACTAGAGATCATAAAATAAAAAATGACTCGGTTGCTGAAAAAGTATTTTTAACTGGAAATGTTTGGCCTAAAGAGGTAGAACCATTTAGAGTACAAGCATATGGATTTGATGATTATAATTCTTCGGATTTAATCTATAAACCAGCTGATAAAAAATATTTTGGTGTTTCATTGAAGAAGAAACCAAAACCAAATTCTCAAGATCCAACTTTAATTAATAAAGCATTTAACACTGTCTTAGAGGGTCCTGAATTTAAAGAAACTAGGGATGAAATAGATAATATTAGAATAACATATTTTGCTGGTCAGGTTAGACAGGCCCATGAAGATGGTATTCTTTATATACCAAATATACATAATCTACCAGATGAAGAATTATTTTACGGGAAGAAAAGAGATAAAAAAATATTTAAACGACCATATCCAAACACAAAGGGGAGTTTGAGCGGTGGTTATGATAATGATAAAGCACCAGACGCAATGAGAAAATTTTTAAATGATGATTTAGCGAAACCAAATAATATTCTATGGAAGAGTTTAACTGGTTATATGAATCAACATGCAAATATATTTGCTGAATCTCTAATAAATTTAGTATTGAAAGTTAAGTTATATGATGAACTTGCTGCAAAAAAAGTTGGTGGTTATACATTTGGGTTTGCATTAGTTACTGGTATGGGTGAAATAAAAAAAGGTAAACCTATTGCTTATGATGGTAAAGCTATAGATCTTCATACAATTTTATGTGGACTTAGTGATTTACAGTCTAATAAATCCAAGTATGAAATTGAAGTTGATATAGAAAAAAAATTAGAAGCTACTGCTGCAAAAACATTTTTTAAATTATCAAAAGCAGGTGTTCCAATATTAGATATGGAACTTCGATACAAGGGTGACAAGACTCCCCAACCTCAGTTCCTCGGGACGATCACCAAAGAGTTCCAGGAGATCCTGACGAAAAAGTGTCTAGTCCCTGGTGCGGACGGCGCAAAATAATGGTATAATACAATCATGGCAAAGAACACTCACTTAGAACACCTAGAAGATGACATCCTTAATCTCGGAAGCGAGGGGGGAAAGTCTGCTATTGCTTTTTTAAAGTCGCTCGGAAACATGTTATCTGTTGGTGACAAACAAAAAGCAATGAAAGTCACTACCAAGTGGGATGGAGCGCCTGCAATTATTTGTGGACCCACCCCAGAAAACGGTAAATTTTTTGTGGGAACTAAATCTGTTTTTGCAAAAACAAATCCAAAGTTAATGTTTAACAATGAAATGATTGACGCTAATTATAGTGGTAATCTTTCATCTATGCTTAAAGATTGTCTGAAGTATCTTTCTAAGTTAAATATTAAAGGTGTAATCCAAGGTGATCTTCTTTTCACAGAAAACACCAAGACTGTTACCAACGTTGGTGGAAAGCGTTGTGTAACGTTCACTCCTAATACGATTACATATGCGATCCCCATTGATACAGAACTTGGTAAACGTGTTAATAATGCTAAGATTGGCATTGTTTTCCATACCACTTATTCTGGTACTTCTATGGAAGGGATGTCTGCAGGATTTGGTGTCGATGTATCTCCGTATCAGGGACATGATGATATTGCTGTGTTCTCTTCCGACTTCAGTGACGCAAGTGGTGTTGCAAACTTTACTCCCCAAGAACTGACTAAGTTTACTTCTGCAGTAAATCGTGCAGAGGGTTCTCTTCGTCAAGCATCTAAGTTCCTTGACGTAATGAAAGGATCTGATCGTTTTGCATTCAATGCAATCTTCAAACAGTTCTTCAATACTTACATTCGTGGTGGTCGTTCGATTCCTGCAACGAATAAAGTTGTAGGAGACTTTGCAAAATATTACGCATCTCTGCTTGATAAAGAAATTGGGAAAAAGAAAACTCCTGCTGCACAACAGAAGTGGACAAAGGTAAAGGAGGATGGTTTGAAGTTTATTGCTGCAAACCAACGATCAATCTATATGACTGTAGCATCTTATAAGAATCTTACAGAAGCAAAACTGATGGTCATCCGTCAACTTGAGAAAGTCAAAGATATTGGTACATTTATCAAAGACGGAAATGGATATCGTGTTACCGCACCAGAGGGATTTGTTGCGATTAAATCTGGTCGCGCTATGAAACTGGTTGATAGACTTGAGTTCTCGGTTGCGAACTTTACAGTTGATAAGAACTGGGACAAATAAATAGTTTATAGCTTAACTTGCGTTTAATTTAATGAAATCTCTTAGCAACTTTTTTGGTGAAGCGAGGACAAAAGCAGGGTTAGAAGCGGAAAAGAAAGGTTTAACACATACTGGAAAAGGATATTACGCAGACGCCAAAGGTAACATTGTTGCTAAGTCTGAAGGTGGTGGTCAGAGACTATCTTCAGTATCTAAGGCTGAGATCCAAAAGATGGAGAAAGGTGAACCATTAAATGGTCCTAGTTCCGTCGCAGATGTACAATCTCTTCAACAGTTTGCTGCAAAAGCAAAACAAGCGCAACAACAACCTGCTACTGAAACTCCACCGAAGGAAACAAAGAAAGACGAAAAGAAAGATGATGGTGCTCAAGTTC